AATTAATCATTCCATCCTTCACAACCACCAGTTACATATTTTCCTTTTTTCCAAGAGTGGGTTTCTTCTTTATACTTCAACCATTGTTGATTTCCTTTTGAATCACAATGTTGTGCATAAAGATTTTTTCCCAATTCAAATATGCCAGTTATAACATACCCTTCCACTCTTGGCAAAGTTTCTAAACTCGTTATCCATCTTTTAGAATGTTTTTTATCTGCAGCACATCCAGTTAATAATAAAATGATTAGTAATGTTTTAATCATCAACAAGAGATCTGGCCACAGGAGTTTTGGCATCAAGTGGTTTTTCAGAGACAACTTTGCTCTCACCTGTTTGAGTATTGGTACTTGTAGTCTTGACTGTTGATCTTTCAATTTTCTCCTCTTTGGACATTGATTTTTTATCACCATAACCATCTTTATACCATCCACCGCCTTTTAGATGAAAACTTCCCAAACTCATTTTCAAATGAACTTTTCCGTCACATTTAAAACTCATGTGTTTAGTTTGTTCAATTTGTTGTTCACATGGAGTATTTAAGGGAACTTCTCTTTCTGAAAAATGGAGCATTTCTTCAAATTCGTGCCCACAATCTTCGCACTTATATTCATAAATTGGCATTTTTTATTTCCACCAAGAACCAAGTTTTCCACCATACAAATAAACATCTGTGTGACCATCACGAAATATTTGAGAAATAGTTTTCAGAGCGTTTTTTAAATCATTTGTCTTATAAACTACTTTTCTTCCTATCATAATTTTGTATCTTCCTCGGGCCACAACATTCCTTGCTCAAATCGTTTCATTCGTTCATGATATTCTTTCGGATCAATAGTATGCAACCCCTCTACTTTTCTTGCAAAATCGTTTGCAACTCTAAATAAATCTTCAGATACAGCAACCATCATGTGGTAGTCTTTCTCATTCGGAATTTCTGTTGAAGCCGGAACAATAAATGGATCAATAATCGTTTCAGTCAAAACTTGAAACAATGGCGTCCATTTTGGTTCATCTTCTTCATCTATGAAATCCAATGGTGCATCCATCATTTCTGCCATTGGCCTCATCACAATTTCACCAGAATTTTCATCCAGTTTTACTTCTTGAAACACATCAAGTTCTATCGCCGTTTTCATATTCTCCTTTATTATATGTAAATCATTGCTAATATTTTTCCAGTAATTGCACCTATCACAATTGCCACAATCATACAAAAAACAAGTATTTTTGTATCTCTATTGATCAGTTCAGTTTTCTTTTCCGTGTCCGCCAAAATAACAACACCTAAAACAGAGTTGGCCGGTTCCCTCTACATAACCATATCTGTGTTCAATAGGGTCTTGACTTGAATAATTTGTTCTCGCTCCACACATTACACATATTTCGTGTTTGTCTTCTTTTACTTTTTTTCTTTTTTCAGTACCCATTTTAATTTACTCCTTATATTCGTCTTTAAACACGAATTTCCCACCATAATCCAATTCACAATATCGATGAATGTCTACAGGACTTACTAACATCCCACCTTGTTCTTGTGTTACTCTATATTTTCTAGGACAAGATTCAGGAGTTGTAAATACAATCCAACTCACAACAAGAGCTTGTACTATTAACATTGTCGCAGTAGTTATTATCATGCTACAATCTATTAATAAATCTTTCAACTTCTGTATAACCACCTACAAAATTTCCATCAATAATAACTTGAGGAACAGTAGTTACTTTTTTTCCTGCGGCTTTCTGCATTTCTTTCAGTAGAGTTTTATCTCCTGAGACATCAATTTTTTCCACATTAACTTCATTATCTTCTAGCATTCTTGCTACTCTATCACACCAACTACAGCGTGATGTGCTGTACATCTTTGCTTCCATATTATCCTATTATTATAATTAAACTATTCCAAAAGTATACAGTAACCAATACATGATTACTATCCCTAACATTATTATCATTAATTTGTCTAAATCCATTTTACCTTTATAGATTGGTGGCGAGAGATGGAGTCGAACCATCACAGTCTCAGACGGCTGATTTACAGTCAGTTGGGCTCGCCACGTGCTCAGCCTCCCCTCATTGTTTAATTATATTATACCACAGGTAATTCAAGAAGTCAAGAGTTTATTTAATTTATTTTCATTTTTTTGGTAGGCGAGGTTGGACTTGAACCAACGATCTCCACCGTATCAGAGTGGTGTTCTAACCAACTGAACTACTCGCCTATGGCGGTCCCAACCGGATTTGAACCGGTGTTGCCGGCGTGACAGGCCGGTGTCCTAGGCCCAACTAGACGATGGGACCTTGTTGGTAGGTGATATTGGAATCGAACCAATGACCTTCTGCGTGTAAAACAGGCGCTCTCCCAACTGAGCTAATCACCTATATTCTTTTGGGTTGACGGATGAGAATCGAACTCACAACCACCAGAACCACAATCTGAAGCTCTACCAATTGAGCTACCGTCAACATTTGGTGGGGAGAGCAGGAGTTGAACCTGCACAGTCTCAGACGGGTGATTTACAGTCACTTGGGCTCGCCACTTGCTCAGCCTCCCCTCATTCTCTAGTTATATTATACCACGGGTGGCTGCAAATGTCAAGAGTTTATTTAAAATTAGAATATTTATTTTCAAAGTGTTCACATTTCTCGGCCACGCCTGGAATCACCGGCATTTTTATCGGTCTTTCATCTTCCTTACGATATTCCTCACGAAAAACTCTATACTCATTCTTCTTGTTACTACATCGTGCACCTTGTCCTATGGCTACCATCCATTGCATGTGACGGCAATTCCAACAACATTCATAATCTTTTGGAATTTGGTGTCTGGTATGTAAATTATACTTATTCATTTTCATTTAAATATATAAAAATACTAAAATTTCTCCAAGAATTATACCCAATACAATTGAAATGATGATAATATACATCATAGCTTTTACTCCTAAATGGTGGAGCCGACAGGGATCGAACCTGCTACCTCAACAGTGCAAGTGTTGTGCTCTCCCAGATGAGCTACAGCCCCATTTTGGGTTGACAGATGAGAATCGAACTCACAACCACCAGAACCACAATCTGGAGCTCTACCAATTGAGCTACTGTCAACATCTGGAGCTGGTGATTGGACTTGAACCAACAACCTGCACATTACAAATGTGCTGCTCTACCAGTTGAGCTACACCAGCTTTTAAAAAAATTCCATTAAATTTGATTGTTTTTGAGAACTCTTATTATATTCCGTTTCCTTAGATAAATTAAATGGCATCGTTTCGGTTTGTGTATATTCCGTTTCGCCTGGGTTTTTAATTCTCCATAGTAAATCTGAATGTTTCGGATAATTCAAGTTCCATTCAACTGTTGATTTTTTCAAATACTTCCTATACTTTTTTGACATAGGATAAATGTACCTGAATTGTTTTCCTTTTACTCTACTTAATTTCAATTCTTTCAATTGCTCAAAGTTTGGTCTATGTCCATACTTCAATCCTTCTTCATTCGGTAGTATTCCCTGTATAGTTCTTGGATGAACTTTCTCACCCCCCTCTGTAACATAGGTATCAGTAATTGAATGTCCACCATACAAAAAGTTTGCAGCCTGATACACATAACCAGGCTTACCTACTATACCATCTGCCCATGTGAAAAGATATTTGATGTCTGTATTTTCTCTCAACCACTTGACTGCCATTGACAACATTTGAGATTCACTATTTCTCGGCATCTTATCATCCATACACATTTTACCTATTTCAAAATAATCTTTTGTATTCAATTCTGGAAAAAGTGCTTGAATCGTATGCATAGGTCTTGTACCCCAACCAAATGTAATCACACCAACTAGTTCATCATTTTCAAAACAACCAAGAAAATGTTTTGTAAGTTTAGGCATTACAGCTGAGTAATGTCTTTCTGATACAAATTCAGTAGCAGTTACTTTATGTATTTTTTTTAATTCCATAATTTTACAATTTGGGTTGACGGACGAGGCTCGAACTCGCAACATCCAGTTCCACAAACTGGTGCTCTACCAGTTGAGCTACCGTCAACATTGGAGCTGGTGATTGGACTTGAACCAACAACCTGCACATTACAAATGTGCTGCTCTACCAGTTGAGCTACACCAGCTAAGGTTTATCCTAATTTCCAAATTTTCTTGGCAAACCTCTCAATGAGGGTTGAACAGGTTCTATTTCATCTTCTTCTGAAAGTGGTTCATCCCACTCTTTACGATTTGATCCCCTTTCATGAGCCTCTTCACCGAAAACAATTTTTGGATTTTGTACAGAGCCCATGTTTCTTTTAACAAGAACACGATTAAGATAGGTCAATGCTTGCCCACCATCAAATTTATTTCTACGATGTTCTGCAATCGTTGCCGTGAGAAGAACACAGTCATCTCGTTTAATCTCAACTCCTTTATAATTATAGAACATCGCTTTTCTTCCATGACGATCTTCCATGAAGTGCATTGTATAGTCTGGTTTTGAAACTTTTCTAACTAATTTCAAAAACAATTTATCCGATCTCGTTTTGACCGGCCCAAGATATTCATCCATAAATTAAAAGGGGTTAAGGTTATCATCATCCATTTTAGTTTCTTCATATTCTTTTTCTCGTGCTTCTTCTTCTGTTTCAGTTGACTCTTCAGTTACTACAACTTCTGCGTCACACTTTGAATAGAGATCAAGGAATGAAGTTTTTGTATCTTCATCGAAACGAGCGATACACATTTCAAGGGCTTTCTTACGATCACCAAAGATTCCATACGCATTAACAATGTGAACCAAACGCCGAGTTGCGATAATCTCATCAATTCCACCTTCGTAAAAAGTCTTACGAATGATGTCTGCCCAAGTAACTAACTTCTCAGCAAAATCACCATAACCAGTAATATCAAGACTAGCAAAAACTTTTTCAAGAATCTTTCTCTCAGTCGCCATTGAAGGATACACTTGTTCAATTGTGATAGGAAACCTTTCAAGGAAAGCTTCGTTCAAAATGTTAGTTCCGATAAAGCGTCCATCTTCTGAACCTTTACCTTTAGTGTTAGCAGTTGCCAAGACATTAAAACCAACAGAAGGAGAAACGAACCTATTTACTTTTTTGAGGAACACACCTTTGCCCTCAAGTACAGGCTGTAAACACATAATCTTGGAAGATGCCAAGTCAATCTCATCAAGGAGAAGTATCGCACCACGTTCCATAGCTTTTACAACCGGGCCATCTTGCCAAACTGTATTACCATCAATCAATGCGTAGTGACCGAGCAAATCATCTTCATCAGTCTCTACTGTAATGTTCACTCTGAAAAATTCACGTTTGGCTTTTGCACAAGCCTGTTCTACCATGAAAGTTTTTCCGTTTCCAGAAAGACCAGTAATAAAAGCTGGGTAATATCTACCAGACTTAATAATACTGTAAACATCATTGAAATTACCAAAAGGAACATACAATGGATCTTTTTCTGGAACAAGGTTTTCAGTAGGATTGTGATATGCGACAACCGATTCTTCACCAATTTCAGAATTTTTCATTACAGGAACTTTCATTTTTTTAAGTTTTACTGGAGTCACCAATTCTCCATTTACTGGTAGTTTAGCTTTACCTTTGGCGTACCAATAGTCTTTAAGAAACCAATTCGCCTTGGCACCATTAGCCAAGTTGTATTTTTCTCTACTCTCACGAACTTGGTTTGTTGTTAGTATTGCACCCTCGCCATATTCGGCAGATATAAGGTCAATA